GTCAGCGCGCAGGATCTGATCAACGCGCCCATCGCATTCGAGCCGCTTCTGAAGGAGATCGTCGCGGAATTTGATTCTGTCCTTGATCATTCCGGGTTAGACGAAAAAAACTGAAGATTGCTTACCGGGCCTACCGCGCCGGTAAGCATAAGGCCCATGTATCTCCGGGGCGCAACCCGCTCTGGAACACAAGGGTAAAGGACGAACGCGGGAATGACTTATTTATTCCAACGCTGGACGCGGCAAGTTATATAAACGAAGAATTTTGCGCTGCGCTGGAAGTGTTTTATACAAGCGAGAACATGGGCTGCCTGCCGTTCGCCGGCGGCTGGGCGGAGCAGCCTGAATGGATAACGCAGGCCGTTTTGATACTGAAAGTTGAGCGCTGGAAAATAGACGAGGAAGAGCGCGAAGCAAAACGGCAGGAGCAGGAGGAAGCGAGAAAGCATGCCAAACGATAAGACGCTAGAACTTCAAATCCGCATCGCCGCGCAGGAAGCTTTTCAATCGCTGTCGTCGCTCAAGGGGGAGATCAGTTCCCTCGCCGAGGAAGCCAAAAAACTTTCCGACTCGGACGGCCAGGCGATAGCCGGCACTTTCCGCCAGACCCAGGCGGCGGCGGAGAAGGCGGCCGCGTCCATGAAACTCTTCGGAACGTCGAGCACGGAACTGCGCCAGGTTCAGTCCCAGCTTAAAAGCGCCGCCGTCGAATTGGTAACCCAGGGGCTTGATCCCCAAAGCGAGGAAGTTAAAAGACTCATTGAGGAATACAAGCGGCTGGGAAAAGAAGCCGCGGATCTCGACAAGGCAAATGGAAACAGCGTTCAGTCGTTCGGCGATCTTAAAAGCGCGATGATGAGCCTCGCGGAAGTCGTCGCCCTTACCAAGGCGCTGTCGGTCGTCAAAGACATGGGAGACTTCGCGCTGCAAACCGCCGACAATTTTCAGACGGCGCGCAACCAGTTCGGCGTTTTGTTAGGCGACATGGAAGCCGGCGCCGGGCTGTTCAACGAGATCAAAGCCTTTAACGACAAAACGCCCTTCGATCTTGATACGCTAACGCAAACGACAAACGTCCTGATAGCCGCAAAAGTGCCGCTCCAGGACTTGCAGGCGCAGCTTACAAAATTCGGCGATCTGTCCCAGGGCAATTCCCAAAAACTCACCAGTTACGTCAACGCCTTCAGCCAGGCCGCGGCAAAGGGCAAGGCCGATATGCAGGTGCTTAATACCTACCTGCACCAGGGCGTACCCATCCTTGACGCGCTCGCTAGAAATTTTAACGTAACAACAGCGGAGATAGTCGAAATGTCCAGCGAAGGGAAAATCAGTTTCGCAGATTTCTCAAAAGCCCTCGACGATCTGACATCCGCCGGCGGGCAGTACTTCGGCGGGATGGAACTGGCGTCGCAAAGCCTTGCCGCCATGCAGGAAGGTTTGAAAGAATCGGTAAATTCCCTTGCCGCATCTTTCGGGGAGATGCTTCTGCCTTCGGCGGTCAGCGTAACGGGAATGCTGACGGATCTTGCCAACCTGATAAACGAACACCCGATTGCGAAGGGTGTCTTCGCCGGAGCGATTGTCACGGTAACTGGATTAATGGCGGCAATGGCCGTCAAAGCCGCGGCTTTAACCGTCAAAACATGGCTCTCACAAGCGGCCCAAATGGGCCTCAACGCGTCCCTTGCCGTAACCAATCCTTTGCTCATTGCCGGCATTGCGGCAGCCGCGGCCGCGACCGTCGCATATGTAGCCTATGCCGCCCAGCAGCAAAAAGCGACAAGAGCGGCGGAGGATCTCGCGCTGGCGCAAAGAAAACAAAATGACGCAGTGAAAGAGGGAACCAATGCGGTGCACTCCTATTATGAAGCTTCCAAAAATTTTGAATTTAAGGCGGCGCTTAATCAAATCCGGGAACTTCAAAGGGAAATTGACGAGATACGGCAACGCGGTATACTGGAGGGAATAACTATCGACCCCGGCGAATTGATAAACAATCTAAGATCGGCCACAGAACGATTCGTGGAGCTCCGCGGTGAATTTATTGAAGAATTTTACAGCACAACAAACGATAAGAAAATAAAGGAGCTTAGAGGCAGAATTGACGTCGCCCGTGAGTATTTAGTTAATGTTGAAATATCCGATGAAGATAGCGACAAGCTGAAAGAAATCATTGCCCGCGCCGATGAGGAGATCGCCAAACTGTTAGGGGACATTGATGATAAGGCCGCCGCGTGGAAAGAAAACTGGGCCGGTGTATGGAATAAATTCCGGGCGGATCAGGCGAATGATCCGTTTTACGACATAGAACTGGAACGAAGGAAAAAACTGGAAGATGCATATAATAATTATGTCCGTACCGCAAATCAGGAAACTCTCGACCAGGTCAATGCCTACTATGACGCCCAGCGCAGAGAAGTTATTAAACAGCTAGCCGATGAAGAAGCGCGGATGCAGAGAGAGTTGAGCGCCACAAGGATTGACGCTCTTGAATATGAATACGGAGAGGCGATGCGGGCTATTAATAAACTTGCAGAGCGGCGTTTTACCGCCGCGGGGGATTCCAAAGAAGAAATTGACGCCCTGCGCGAACAATTCGCGCAGATGCGCGATGATTTGACATTGGAATTTGATATAAAGATCGACGCCGCCAAACTTGAGGAAGCGCGTAACGCCGTAAAAGACTGGCAGCAGGAACTCTCCGGCAGCCTCACGCTGGCGCTCATGGACATAGAGGGATTTAGTTCGCAGGCCGCCGCGCTCATCGGCGACATGGCGGCGCAGCTTGCGGAGATCAGTTTTAGCGGCCTGCTTGACGGGCTAAGCGCGGCGGGCAAAGCCTTCGCCGCAGGCGGCGATGCCGGAGAGAGCTTCGCGCGGGCGGCGGCGGATGCGGCCCAGCAAATTTTAAAGCAGCTGCCGTTGATGTTCCTTCAGGCCGGCCTGCAGCTTGTCGCCACTCCCGGAATGTGGCCGCTGGGACTCGGCTTCATCGCCGCCGCGGGATCGAGTGCTATCATATCAGGCTGTGTTGACGGAACAATTGAAAAAGCGAAAAAGGGAACGTCTGAACACGCACAAGGCGGAATATTTGACGAATACGGCGCGGCGGCCCGGGCCTTTGCCGCCGGAGGAGCGTTCACAAACCAGATCGTCAACTCTCCGACATATTTTCAGTACGGCGGCGGCTTCGGCCTGATGGGCGAAGCGGGGCCGGAAGCGGTTATGCCGCTGACGCGCATGCCGAACGGCGACCTCGGCGTCCAGACGGCGGGAAGCGGGGTGAGCGTAACCGTAAACGTTTTCGCCGATCCCGGCACTGATGTTCGGAAAGAAGAAAGCGAAGACGCGGACGGCAATAAACAAATTGACATTTATTTTGGCGACCTGGTCAATCGTCACATTGCGTCCGGCAAAGCTGACCGCGCCCTTGGCGAGCGCTACGGCCTGCGGGCGGCGGGGGTATAAATGGCGGACATTTTTTGGCCTGAATATTTACCATCCGGGCTGCTCGCGGAAGGTTTCAGCAAACAGCCGCAGAGCAACGTTATACGCACGGCGATGGATGCCGGTCCGAAAAAAGCCCGCCGGCGGTATACCGCACGAACTGTTAAATACTCCGGCAAACAGGTGTTTGACGAGGCTGAATTGATGGTTTTTGAACAGTTTTACCATAACGTTCTTGCCGACGGGGTGCTGCGTTTTAATTTTAAGGAACCTGTTAACGGGGAACTCGGAGAGTTCCGCTTCACTGCCGATTACGTTACCGCAGCGGTTGAAGACCACTTTGAAGTCTCCATGCAGTTGGAGCGCCTATGAGCCGCATCTCTCCCAACGCTACCGCAGCGGTTCTCGCTCCCGAAACAGAAAAAGTTTTTCTCCACATTCTTACGATTGAAGTTTCCGGCGGCGCGGTGCTGCGCTTCGTGGATAACAACCAAAATATCACCTCGCGCGGCAATGAGTTTACCGCTGCGGGGTTTACGATTATTCTACCTGAACAGACAGACAACGCGCCCCGGCCATGCCGCCTGGCCATTGACAATACCGATCTGTCAATTTTTCAGACTATAAAGCAGGCTGTTGGCAGGGACGTTACTGTCACGGTCTGCGTTATTATGGCCGATACGCCGAATGTGTACGAGCGCGGGCCGCTCAAGTACCGCCTGCGGAACGTGCGCGCTTCAAAAGAAACTATCGAGGGCGAAGTGTACGACTTCTACCTTGCCGACCGCAAGTTCCCGAAAGACGCCTACACGCCGGATGATTTTGAGGGGTTGTTTTTTTAATGTACGAATGGGTGAAAAAATACATCGGCATTCCCTTTGTTTCCAACGGCAGATCGATTGACGGCTGCGACTGCTACGGCCTGGTAAGGTTAGTTTTGCATAACGAGTACGGCGTTGACTTACCGGAACTGTCAAGCGATTATTCCGACGCGCTGAACGTCAGCGAAACGGCGAGGCTGTTCGCCGAAAACCTGCCGGTGCTTGCCGGGGAAAAAACCGCCGCGCCTGAAGAAAAGGCGGTTGTGGTTATAACCGAGCACGGCGTTAACGCCCATATCGGAATCGCTGCCGGCGGCGGCTATATCCTGCACACCGGAATAAAAACAGGCAGCGTCTGCCAGCGCGCGACTCACCCGGGGCTGCGCGGCCGCATAGAGGGGTACTACCGTGTCGGTTAAAATTATCGCGGAGCTTAATCCGTTCAGCACGCAGCGCGTGAAACTCACCGCCGAAGCAAAGCCAATCGCGGAAATATTAAAGCAGTTAAATCCAGGGCTCCCGCTCTCGCAGGCGAGGGTTTGCCGCAACGGCGAAATTATTACCGATTTCACGAAAACTGCGCGCGACGGCGACATGCTCGCGGTTAAGTTCGTGCCCTGCGGCACGCCTCAACAAACCGGAAGGGGGATGAAGGCCGGCGGCTGGGCGCTGATGGTTTTGGGCGCCGTGGTTGGGCTTATACCGGGCGTCGGCTGGGGCGCGGGCATCGCGCTTATAGGAACCGGCCTCTCCATGACGCTCGGCGGCACGGTCTTAATGAACATCAATATCCCGCCCCTCAAAGATCAGAAAAAACCGGAAAACGATCCCTCGATCCGCGGCGGGAAAAATCAGGCGCGCCCCGGAGGGAGGATACCCGTCCTCTTCGGGCGCCACCGCATCTATCCCGATCTGGCCGCCAATCCCTGCACGCAGATCATCGACGGGAAACAATACCTCACGCAGCTTTTTTGCGGCGGGTATAAAGACTATGTTATCGACATGGAGAGCTTCAAGTTAGGTGAAACGTACCTTATCGATCTGTCCAAAACAAAGAATATTAACCAAATTCTTTCCGGCGCGGATCCTGTTATCAGGCTGGAGATACTGCAGAACGGCGAAGCATCGAATTTGTACCCCTATTGCGTTCACGAAGAAGCGCTTAACGCGCCGCTGCAAAATCAGATTGAAGACGCGGACGGAAATATGATATCAGGAGAGCTTATCCGCACCACGCCGGACAATACCGATGCAATTAACATCGACATCTTTTTGTATAACGGGCTCGGTAAATATAATGACAGCGGCGATGTCGTTTCGGCGTCGGTAGAGGTTGAAGCCTGGTATAAAAAACGCGGCGATCCTGATTATGAGTTGCTCGGGTACTTTAACAACGGGAGCAACGTAATCTCCGGTTCGGAGCTAAAAACAAAACGCTTCCAGATAACAAAAGATAACCTTGCCCGGGGAAAGTACGACGTTAAAATTGAGCGCGTAACGCTGGATTCCACCGACAGCAAGGTTATCGACCAGGTATACGTTGGTTCAATCCGCTCCATAAAAAGCAAAGATGATCTTGGGCAACCGGTGCGCCCCATCCGCGCCGAACGCCAAAAAAACCTGACAATAATCGCGCTGCGGGTGCTGGCCACAAGCCGGCTGAACGGCGTCCTTGACAGCTTCAATTATGTCGCTACGGCGAAAATGCCTGTCTATTCGGGCAACGGCTCCGGCCCCCTGTACTGGCTGAATAACGCCGAAACCCGCAACCCGGCCTCCGCTCTCCTGTACGCCCTGCAGGGCCGCGCCGCTCAGCAGTGCGTTGATCCTGATGATATCAACTGGCCCTCAATTGAGGCGTTTTATGCATGGTGCGAAGAACACGGGTATTCGTGTAACGCTTACCTGTCAGAAGCAGTTACAATCGCGGAATTACTGCGGATGATCGGCAGTACTGCCCGCGCCGATATACTGCGCATCGATTCAAAAATTTCCGTGGTGCAGGATATCGAACGGCCTTCCCACATGCAGTTGTTCACGCCAAAGAATTCAATCGGTTACAGTATCACCATGTTCAACGCCGACGTTCCCGACGCTGTCGCCCTGCGCTTTGTCGATGAGGAATCCGGTTACGCGCAAAACGAACTGAAGGTTTACAACACGCCTGACGGGAACAGGGTATCGGAACCGGATACCGTACAGAGAACCGATCTCTGGGGCGTTACAAACTCCGAACAGGCCCGACGTATCGGAATGTACAATTACGGCTGTATGAAAAACCGCCCCTTCGTGCATACAATTGAGGCGGACATCGAGTATTTGATCTGTAACAAAGGCGACTGGATACAGTACGCCGGCGACGTCGCGCTCACGGGATCGGTGCAGGGGCGGATCAAGGGCGTCGTCTGGGCGGACGGGGTGTGCGTCGGCATCGATACCGATGAGCCGGTAGTTATGACGGAAGGCAAACAGCACGCGGTCAGAATACGGAAATCTGACGGAAGCATAATTCTCAAAGACGCGGTCTTTTATCCGGGCAGACTCCGCGAGAAATCCGTCGCCTATTACCCGAGCGGAGGCGGGGAACTGTACGAGCCGTTTATCGGCGAGATGTACGCCGTCGATGAAGACAACGAATACTACGAGCCGCAAAATGTAATTTATTTTATTGAACCGCTTGTAGAAAATGAAGCTCCAAAACCCGGCGATATCTACGCCTTCGGCGTTAGGGGATATGAAGCTCTTGATCTGATCATTACCGATATCCAGCCTGGACAGAATTTTACGGCTGTGCTTACCTGCGTGGAATACAGCCCGGAAATTTTCGGAGTGGACGATCCCGACTTTGTTTTGCCTGATTTTGAGAATAAAATAACTCCCGTCTCCGGCGCCGTGGATTCGGGTGTTGTGAATCCCGACCGCTGGAAGCTCTTTGCCGCATACCATGACGGTGAGGAAGAGCCGGAGCGCCCATCCGGCGACGGGCAGGGAGGCGGCTGGCATTATGCGCAAACGTTCCGCTCGATCTGGCAGTCAACGAAGATGGCCGAGTCTGTTGAGAGCGGCGAATGGGGCTTTCCTGTAAGGATAAAAGCCGAGCGCGGCAATGACGACGTTACGCCAATTCGGCTGTCCCTCTCGCCGCAAAACGTCACTCTCGAAACTGACGCCGCCGGTAATCTTCTTGCCGGGCTCCTGCCGTTTACCGTACAGGCCAGATTGTTCCGGTGGAACTCTGTTTTGACAGGCGTTACTTTTTCCCTGACAGGAGCGCCGGCGGGAGTGTCTGTGAACTCAAGCGGTGTTATAACCGTAAGCGCGGATGCCGTTTTGAATAAAGCAAACGATATCACCGTCCGCGCATCGTACCAGGGCGCGGTATATACGGCAGCGCTGTCCGTAACAAAGGGCCGCAGCAATTATTCGGGGACACCCGATTATTTGGGAACAGTAACATCATTGTCGTTAACGTCGGCGGCGGTAACGATCATAAAAGGGCAGCCTCAAGGGCCGGTTTCGGCGCTGCGGGGAGACTATGTGCTTGCCGTCGCGGCTGTTGGTGGCCAGAATGCGGGGAGTGTTTTCCAGTGGACCGGCGTCGCATGGGAGTACCGTTTGCCGGGTACCCATACCGATCTTTATATACGCTGTTTTAAAGACGGACTCGACGTGCAGCAACTGGCTACTAACGTCGGGTGGTTCGGCAGCGTTATCGCCGGACTCCTTGTCGCTCAAAGGGGTTTTATCGAAGCGCTGGAAGTGATTAGTTTAACATTAAAAAATCCGGGGTTTATTCAAAGCGAAAGCACTACCAATGGTGAACGCGACTTTATTATAAAGTCTGACGGTGAAGCAATTTTTAACAAGGCGACAATCAGAGGGCATATTGATGCGGACAGCGGTACTTTTCATGGGCGTATTGAAGCGGATGAAGGGTGGTTTGGTGGGGAACTCGATTGCGGCAATTTGCAAGTAAGGCATGATCCAAATTC